ATGGACAAAGTGCTGAACAGAGAAGAATCTATGGAGCTTATGGATCTTTTAGGTCTAGAAAGAGCAGCTTGGGGCAACTTGCCTCTAATGAGGAAAGCTTACCTTAGAAAGTGTAAGGAGTTTCACCCTGACAAAGGGGGAGACGAAGATAAAATGAAGAGAATGAATACTCTTTATAAAAAGATGGAGCAGGATGTAAAGGTAGCCCATCAGCCTGATTTTGGAGCATGGCATAGCTCTGAGGTTGGTTCTGATTTTCCTCCTTGTCCAGATACCTTGTACTGCAAGGAATGGCCCCTGTGTGCTACCAAACCTTCTGCTCACTGTCCCTGCATGCTTTGTCAACTAAGAAACAAGCATGTATACAGGAAATTTTTAAGAAGAGACCCTCTGGTTTGGATAGATTGCTACTGCTTTGACTGCTTCAGACAGTGGTTTGGCTTAGACCTAAATGAGGAAGCTCTGCATTGGTGGTCTCATATAATTGGAGAAACACCCTTCAGAGATCTAAAACTCTAAGGTAACTAAGTGGGCTGTAGAGTTTAGAGTAATATAGAATGCAAAGAGCTAAAGTTTTGTTGTTTTACAGGTGCCAACCTATGGAACTGAAGAGTGGGAAGCCTGGTGGAGCTCCTTCAATGAAAAGTGGGATGAAGAGCTATTTTGCCATGAAGATATGTTTCAAAGTGATGAAGAAGCAACAGGAGATTCTCAGCACTCAACCCCACCCAAAAAGAAGAGAAAGGTAGAAGACCCTAAAGACTTTCCTCCTGATTTGCATCAATTCCTTAGTCAAGCTGTGTTTAGCAATAGAACTCTTGCATGCTTTGCTGTATATACTACTAAAGAAAAGGGTCAAATTCTATATAAAAAACTCATGGAAAAATACTCTGTTACCTTTATAAGTAGACACTCCTGTCATGGGCATAACATATTATTTTTTCTTACTCCTCATAGACATAGAGTTTCTGCTATTAATAATTTCTGTCAAAAACTCTGTACCTTCAGTTTCTTAATTTGTAAAGGTGTGAACAAGGAATATCTGTTATACAGTACCTTAAGCAGGGACCCTTACTCAATTGTTGAAGAAAGCATTCAAGGAGGTCTTAAAGAGCATGACTTTAACCCAGAGGAACCAGAGGAAACTAAACAGGTGTCATGGAAGCTAGTTACAGAGTATGCTCTGGAAACTAAGTGTGAAGATGTGTTTTTATTATTGGGAATGTATTTAGAATTTCAGCATAACCCAGAGGAGTGTAGAAAATGTGAGAAAAAAGAGCAGCCATACCATTTTAAGTATCATGAAAAGCACTTTGCAAATGCCACCATTTTTGCAGACAGTAAAAATCAAAAGAGCATTTGTCAGCAGGCAGTAGATACAGTGCTAGCAAAGAAAAGGGTTGATACTCTTCATATGACAAGAGAAGAAATGTTAACTGAAAGGTTTAACCATATTTTAGATAAAATGGATATAATATTTGGGGCTACTGGGTCTGCTGTGTTGGAGCACTATATGGCAGGAGTTGCATGGCTTCATTGTTTGCTACCAAGAATGGATACAGTTATATATGATTTTCTAAACTGTATAGTGTTTAACATTCCTAAAAGAAGATACTGGCTGTTCAAGGGACCTATAGATAGTGGTAAGACTACTTTAGCTGCTGGGCTGTTAGATTTATGTGGAGGGAAAGCTCTAAATGTTAATTTGCCCATGGAGAGACTCACATTTGAGCTGGGTGTGGCAATAGACCAGTATATGGTTGTTTTTGAAGATGTTAAGGGTACAGGGGCAGAATCAAAAGATTTGCCCTCAGGTCATGGTATAAGTAACCTTGACAGTTTGAGGGACTATTTGGATGGAAGTGTAAAGGTGAATCTTGAGAAAAAACATCTGAATAAGAGAACACAAATTTTTCCACCTGGTCTGGTAACCATGAATGAATACCCTGTACCTAAAACTCTACAAGCCAGATTTGTTAGGCAAATTGATTTTAAACCAAAATTATATTTAAGGAAGGCCTTAAATAATTCAGAATTTTTGCTAGAGAAAAGGATACTGCAAAGTGGGATGACCCTCCTTCTATTGTTAATATGGTTTAGGCCAGTTGCTGATTTTGCCAGTGATATTCAGCACAGAATTGTACAATGGAAGGAAAGGCTGGATTCTGAGATAAGTATGTATACTTTTTCAAGGATGAAATATAACATTTGCATGGGGAAATGTATTCTTGACTGGGCCAGAGAAGAGGAGTCAGAAACTGAAGACTCTGGACATGGATCAAGCACTGAATCTCAGTCACAGTGCTTTTCCCAAGCCTCAGATACCTCAGCCTCTGCAGATGCACCAGCCTCTGAAACCCCAGACCCATATGACCATGATAACCCATACCACATATGTAAAGGTTTTGTTTGCTTTAAAAAACCCAAAACCCCTCCTCCAAAGTAATCACAGCTATTCTATAAAATTTGCATGCCAGTAGTTTATTAGAAAATGCAAAGTATGTTATACATGTTATCAATAAAAAAAGCACCTGTTCTACAGCATCTTTGTCTGTTGTTGACCATATTTATCAATATATCTCATCATATCTGGGTCCCCTGGAAGTTCTTCAGTACCATCATAAACTCTCACCTCCTCCACCTGAGCATTCATTCCATACATTGGCTGCCCCTGCACCCTGGTTGTTCTCCTATTAATTAGGTCACTTAGCAAGAAGGAAATTGGGTATGGGTTTTTCACTGATCTCTTTCTCAAGGATATCTTAAAATATCTAGACAAACCCCTCCACTGCTGGGTCCCAGAGCTGTTGGTAAACAGGCCACAGATGTCTACAGATGAGACATACAAGCTGTCAGCTTTACACAGGGGACCAACCCCTTGCTCATCCAGCAGCACTGTTGTGGCAGTGTTAGTAACATGCAGTACTGGAGGAACATTTTCTCCTCCTGTGTAGGTACCAAAATATCTTGTGTTTTCATTTCTACTGGGGTCAGGCACCCAACACTCCACAGGATAAGCACCAGTTTTGTCCAAATAAGCCTTGTGTTCTGTGTTCATAACCTGGGACTCAGCTGTAGGATGTTTGGGGGCAATTGTCCCCTCAGGGTAGGTTGTCCTATAGTTATGCAACACACCTTGCAGCTCCAGGGGTTCCCCACCAACAGAAAAAAAATGGAAATTTGAGCCCTGTACAGGCTTTCCAGCACCATTGTCATGCACTTTTTGTGCTTCAGCATGCAAATTTAGCATTGAGGTGACCCCAAGTACCTCTGTTTTTACAGTGACTGCTTCCCACATCAGTATATTTCCACAAGTTAGATCCTCATTTAGATTAGGTAGTGGAATTCTAGCAGTACTGTAACAAGGAAGGGTTTTTTTTTGTGGGGCATCATTTTCAAAGGTCACATCACAGGTTACCCTCTGGCTATAACCCCTTAGGTGCTCATTTGCATCTCCCATTTCTGGTGTTAGGAAGCATTCTACCTCAGTTATAGAATCTACCCCAGTTTTAACTTCTAGTACTTCTACTCCTCCTCTTATAAGAAGTTTTGGAACTCGCACGGGGTCCTTTGGCTTTTTGGGAGCTGCCCCTGGACATTCTCCTTTTCTTTTTGTTGGGGCCATCTTCATATGCTTCAAGAGCAGGTGTTACAGTCCCGTACAAGCCTAGAAGCAAAGGCAACATCCATTGAGGAGCAATTCTCTGATTGGCACCTCCTGGTGCTAGAGTTTTTTCTATAAATTCACCTGAATGTACATTTGCTTCTTTGTTCCTTAAATCCAATCTTTGAGTAACTTCTTCTATGCTGTCTGCATCATCTATGCTCTGAGAATAGGAATGGCCAAAGGTCACTTGAGTACCTTCCCTTTCAGCAACCTGCCTCACCATTGAAGGCCTTATAGGAGACAAAGCAGAGTAATAGTTTTGAATGGAGTTATACAAATTTATGGGGGCATTTACAATTGTCCAGGTTGTTTCTTCAAGGAATTTTGCAAGTGAATCTCTAAAGAATCTCTGAGTTCTTCTTTCAATTTCTTGTGAGGTAAGTCTAGGCAAATCATCTCTAACTAGATGCCAAAAGGCCTGTGAAATGGCAGAAAACAAGGTAGGACCCCAGTGCCTGGGATCTAGGTACTGTATGTTATTTACAAAAGTATTGACCCCAGGAAACAAAATATCATAATCTTCAGGATTAAACAGCTCCAAAGCCATGCCTGGCTGCTGGTGTAGGCCTACAGTAGATATTTTATGGTCCCACTCACTAAAAAATTTATATCCTACCTGAGCTACAGAGCTAACACCACTAACTGTTTGAACCAAAGCAGCAAACCCTGCAATAGCCCCCGGTGCACCAGTTATTACAGCATATGTTTGAGGAGTGAGGCCTATAGCAGCTATAGCCTCAGTACTTGTAATCCCTTCTACAGTAGCAAGGGAAGCAATTTGAACTTCTATAGCAGCAGCAGCCTCTCCAGCAGCAATTTCAGCTACTGAAAATCCTGTGGCAGCAGCAGCCTCAGATACAGTGGCAACTAGGTCCCCCAAAAGTGCTAGAGCAGCACCCATGAACCTGAAAAACAAAAGAAATGACTTACCTAGGATTCTTTTTTCTCTGTCACAGTTTCAGTTTTGTCAGTCAAACTGTCTTTTTTCTTTTTCCCGTCTACACTGTCTTCACCTCTACAAAAATCCAGCAAAAGCTCTAAAATAAAAATAAAAATCCTCTGAGCTCTTCTTTTAGTTCCAGTCCAGGTTTTACCAACTTTCACAGAGGCCTGTCGTGACAGCTGGCGCAGAACCATGGCCCCAAGCCAGTATCAACTGGGTTGGTAGCCAAATTTTCCAGGCTCGCAAAACATGTTCCCCGGCCGGAGTTCTGGCTACTTTCCACTTCCTCTTGTGTTTACTTGCGGTTAGAAGGAGGGACAAGGGGAGGAGTTTCACTATTAACTGCCACTGGCAGCTTGCCCAGACATGCAACTTCCCTAAGTTAGGTCATGTTTGGCTGCATTCCACGGGGGAGGCAGCTCCTCCCTGTGGCCTTTTTTTTTATTATATATAAGTGGCCGAGGCCGCCTCAGCCTCCACCCTTACTTAGAAGTAGTAAGGGTGTGGAGGCTTTTTCTGAGGCCTAAAAAATTACAGATTTTTTGTTTTTTTTCGCCAAAAACTTGACAAA